TATTTCATAATTTCCCTTGTAGTTGCATAAGACCCCTCTCGGGGTTTCGTCCAATCAGGACTCATCAGTTATGCTCAGAATGCGGTACTGCGGATTTCGTTAGCATATTCACGACGGGTGTTGACCGCAGAAGCGATATTCCTAAAGGCTTTGTTCGTATTCCCCTCAATGTAATACTCAAGGATATCACCATCGTCCCAACACTCAACAACATAATCCCAACCCTTCTCGTAATGATCCATTGCGTACTTTCTAACGTGATGTATAAATTGTTGTTCGTTCATTTTGCTACTCCTTAAAATTGTGGATAAGTGAGAGGAAAATTCGACCCTCTCATATATATAGGGCGCAAGATTCGTGCCAAAATAAAAAAGTTGGCGTAAGTCGTTGATTTTCAAAAGAAAAATAATTCGTGTTTTTGTGACTTGTAACCCTGATGATATAAATACAACACTTCGGGCGTGCTTAAAATTTAGGCAGGAATCAAAGAAAGTGTCACTAGTGACAGCGATTGGGTTGCAAGGATTAGGCATATCAATTTATACTCACGCGAACGCAAGGAGGAGGCAAGATGGAAGAGCAGTCCAAGAACCGAAGAAAGCCACAACCCAAATTGACAAGGGCGCAAATCCAAGAGACATTGAAACAAACCCCGATAGAAGTAATCCTCGGGACAAGTCAGCCACTAACATCAAGACAAAGAGAATTCGCCCGTAAACTAGCCGAGGGTAAGATGAGCAAGAGACAAGCATACAGAGAGTCATATAACGCCAAGAGCGAGAAGACATTGAACTGTGATCCTTATAGATTGGCCGGTGATCCTAGGATCATCGCAGAGGTCAGCGCCTACAAGTTGGCGGTAGAGGCGGAGAAACTACGAAATCCCACTCAATTAAAGGCTCTCCTTGTCCAGCAGTTGGTTCAACACTCCCTTGATGAAGGCTTCCCTCCCGCGCAAAGGATCAAGGCGCTAGAGTTAATAGGCAAGCTCTACGAAGTCGGAGCATTCGAGGAACGCAAGACAACGACTGTGATCCACAAGAAGAGTCAAGACATCAAGGCTCAACTATTAGAGAGGATCAAATCAGTCATCGATGTGGACACAAAGCCAACGAGAACCGGTGGACAGAGTCTACTGGACGAGATCAACGATGATTCTGGCGGTGGGAAAGGCGATCCTGCTGACCCCACCACGGGGGCATCCCCCGCGGGCGCGAACGCTCGGGGCCCCTCCCCTATACATACTATTCCCCACACTCAATCCGATGAAAAAACGGATCAGCCTGACGAAGTGGCACTAGTGCCACCCCCCCCGTCACTCTCTGAAACAAAATAGGGGTGGGGGGTATATTTTTGAAAAAACGATATGTAGTACGAAAGAGTGACATAGATAGGATGAGGAAGCCTGGTAGGTATAGTAGGGAAGAGTGTATGGAGATGGAGATGACACCGAAGGAAAGGAATATATTTTTAGCGATAGATGAGCATTGGAGGGTGATGGGGTATGGGCCGTCGTATGATGATATTATGCGGGCGACTGGGGATAAGGGTAGGGGTAATGTATCGAGGGTGGTGAATAATTTGTGTAAGTTAGGGGTTTGTAAGAAGTTACCAGGTAAGGATAGGAGTATACGGCCGGTGTATATTAATTTTAGGAACATTGAATGAATACAGCTGCGATGGAGGAGGCGATTAAGAGTATGCCAGAGGATGTGGCGGCTGAGATGTGGGAGATGTTTGAGTACTATAAGCAGAGTTTAAACGTAGAAGAGGCGGTAGATGACTTTATGCAGTTTGTGTCGGAGATGTGGCCTGGGTTTATACACGGTCGGCATCATGAACTGATGGCACAAAAGTTTGAGGATATAGCGACGGGTAAGATTAAGAGGTTAATTATTAACATGCCGCCTCGGCATACCAAATCTGAGTTTGCGTCTTTTCTATTGCCGGCATGGTTTTTGGGAAAGTATCCATCTAAGAAAATAATACAGACGTCTAATACAGCAGAACTTGCGGTCGGGTTTGGCCGGAAGGTAAGGAACCTGGTGGCGTCAGAACAATACCATCGAATATTCCCTGGAGTAAATTTACGGTCTGATTCTAAAGCCGCAGGACGGTGGAGTACGAATCAGAATGGAGAGTATTTTGCTATCGGTGTAGGCGGTACGGTAACAGGTAAAGGTGCTGATCTGCTGATTATTGATGACCCACACTCGGAACAAGAAGCAGCTTTAGCCCAAGGAGATCCTACTGTCTTTGATAAAGTCTATGAATGGTACACATCCGGTCCTCGCCAGCGTCTACAGCCTGGAGGGTCTATTGTGGTGGTGATGACACGCTGGGCGAAGAAAGATTTAACGGGCAAGATCATCCAATCCATGATTGACAGGGATGGGGAGAAGTGGGAGGTCATACAGCTACCAGCAATAATGCCAAGCGGAAACCCCTTATGGCCAGAGTTTTGGAGGTTAGAGGAGTTGCTGGCCCTCAAGTCTGAACTCCCCGTTGCGAAATGGAATGCCCAGTACATGCAGTCTCCAACTTCGGAGGAAGGGGCTATCGTTAAGCGGGAGTGGTGGAAGATATGGGAAGAGGATAAAGTTCCAATATGTGAGTATGTAATCCAGTCTTGGGATACTGCCTTTACTAAGAACGAACGAAGCGATTATTCTGCATGCACAACTTGGGGCGTGTTTTATCTCAACGAGAACGTCCGAGATCCACACGTCATATTGTTGGATGCATTTAAAAGACGGATGGAGTTCCCGGAACTCAAGCAGGTAGCGTTAGAAGAATATAGGAATTGGGAGCCAGATGCATTTATCGTAGAGGCAAAGGCATCCGGAGCACCTCTTATTTATGAATTAAGGGCGATGGGTATCCCCGTACAAGAGTTTACGCCCAGCAGGGGAAATGATAAGATGGTCAGGATTAATTCAGTGTCTGATCTTTTTGCAAGCGGAAAGGTCTGGGCACCGCCTACCAGATGGGCGGATGAAGTAATCGAAGAATTGGCCGCATTCCCTAACTCAGACCATGACGACCTTGTGGACTCAACAACCCAAGCATTGCTGAGATTCAGAAAGGGCGGGTTTTTGTCATTAAATTCTGACGAGAAAGATGAACCGTCTTCCTATCGTCGTCGTGCCGCATACTATTAAGGATTGAGATGGATGATTATATAAACAATTTAATGAGTAAAGCTGTTGAAGAATACCCATTTATTGCAAAACATAATCCTATCGTAATGGTTGGAAATGCAGGGGAAGACTACGCCGAAACATGGCCTCAAAACGAGCCCGGCGCTCCAAACGCTCCAAGGCCAAAAGAATTTCCCATTGATAGAGTCGGAGTGATGATAGGCAAACCTAATGAATTTACCCATCACGACTTGGCTGGCGAATTAATGCATGTCGATCCCATTGCAAATAAAACTAGAAAAGATTTAATAGATTCAATGACTGCAAAGCAACTTGCTACACTTGCTACAGTTTCTGGTGACTTTAAACAAACAATGGACGAAGGCAGGCCAGCCGCAGATGCGGTGCAAAACGGAACAGACTCTGCAATGCGAGGATATTTATTAAATCAATGGCCAAAAGAAGCCAACGATGAAATGAAATACAACAAAGACCAACTCAAAATGTTGGAATCATTAAAGAGCTATATGAAACAAGATTCAGGTAACAAGTCCGGTGGGGTTGCAATGCCGCAACATTATTCATCAGGTAATTGGAAATTAATTTAAGGAACATCATGATAGACAAATCACTTAACCAAGCCCCAGCTGGACTCGAGAGCCTGGCCCAAGATCAGGAGCCGATGGAAATAGAAATTGTAGATCCAGAGGCAGTTCATATTAAAGCAGGCGATCTTGAGATTGATATTGAAACAGGCGAGGATGAGGGTTTTGATGATAACTTGGCCGATGATATCAGTGAGGCTGCCCTGGCCACCTTGGCTGGAGATTTAGATAAAAGTATTGACCAAGACAAGAATTCCAGGAAGGACTGGGAGAAAGCCTATACAGAAGGTCTTAAACTGTTGGGCCTGCATATAGAAGAAAGAACAGAACCCTGGGATGGTGCATCAGGGGTCTTTCACCCCATGATTACAGAGGCGGTCGTTCGGTTCCAGTCTGAGATGATCACCGAGACTTTCCCTGCCCAAGGCCCGGTCCGCAGCAAGATCATCGGCAAAGAAACCAATGAGACTCGCGAGATATCGATCAATGTCCAAGATGACATGAACAACGAGTTGACCGAGGTCATGAAAGAATTCAGGCCAGAACACGAGCGCATGCTTTGGTCCTTACCTGCCACTGGTTCGGCTTTTAAGAAGGTCTACTACGACCCAAATCTAGGCCGTCAAGTCTCCATGTTCATCCCTGCCGAAGATATCATTCTTCCCTACGGGACTACAGATATGGATACTTGCTATCGAGTGACGCACGTCATGAGAAAAACCAAGAACGAGATTGTTAAGCTACAGAATGCCGGATTCTATAGAGACATAGAGCTGCCAGACCCCAGCCGCGCCAGAGAAGATATCCAGATGGCCAAGGATAAGGAGACTGGGTTTAGTGATTTGAATGATGAACGCTACACGCTTTATGAGTGCCACGTTGATCTTGAGTTAGAAGGTTTTGAGGATGTAGACGAGGAAGGTGACGAGACGGGAATTATGGTTCCTTATGTCGTTACACTAATTAAAGGTACTCATGATATTTTGTCCATAAGGAGAAACTGGAATGAAGGCGATAAACTCAGTCTCAAGAGACAGCATTTTGTCCACTATCAATACATACCCGGCTTTGGCGCTTACGGGTTCGGATTGTTCCACCTCATTGGTGGCTTTGCTAAATCTGCCACTAGCATCATGCGACAACTCATTGATGCTGGAACTTTATCAAACCTGCCTGGGGGACTCAAGTCCAGGGGCTTGCGCATTAAGGGCGATGATACCCCAATTGCTCCAGGGGAATTTAGAGACGTAGACGTAGCATCCGGAAACATCCGAGATTCTATTCTTCCTCTGCCATACAAAGAACCCAGTCAAGTTCTATACACACTACTCAATAACATCGTAGATGAAGGCCGTAGGTTTGCTGCTACTGCCGATATGAATGTGTCCGATATGTCTGCACAGACACCGGTTGGGACTACTTTGGCCCTGCTGGAGAGACAACTTAAAGTGTTAAGTGCAGTGCAAGCCCGCACCCACTTTGCGTTAAAGCAGGAGTTAAAGCTCTTAAAGAACATTATCAGGGACTATACCGACCCAGACTATACTTACGACCCAGAGTATGGCGGCAAGAAGTCTAAAAAGGATGACTACGATAAAGTTGACATTATCCCAGTGTCTGACCCTAATGCAGCGACTCTTTCCCAAAGGGTAGTGCAGTATCAGGCCGTGATACAGATGGCCCAAATGGCGCCACAAATCTATGATCTTCCACAGCTGCACCGATCAATGTTGGATGTTTTAGGAATTAAAAATGCGGACAAACTCGTACCTTTACCAGATGATCAGAAACCTTCAGACCCTGTATCTGAGAATCAAGCGGCGCTTAAAGGCAAACCGTTAAAGGCGTTTTTGTTCCAAAATCATCAAGCTCATATTCAAGTCCACCAGTCCATGATGCAAGACCCAGTCATTATGGGAATCATTGGACAGAACCCACAAGCTAACCAAATCATGGCGGCTCTTCAGGCCCACATGGGTGAACATGCTGGATATATGTATCGTCAACAAGTTGAGGAACAACTCGGTATGGCTATGCCGCCAGAGGATGAAAAGATGAGTCCCCAGCTCGAGACTGCATTGTCTGGGATGCTTGCACAAGCTGCCCAACAAGTTGCCCAACAACATCAGGCACAGGCTGCTCAACAGCAAGCTCAACAGCAAGCGCAGGATCCTGTTTTACAAATGCAACAGCAAGAACTGCAAATTGCACAACAAGAAGTTCAAATCAAAGCTCAAAAGGCCCAGATGGAAGCGCAAATTGCTCAAGCAAAACTACAGCTCGAGCAACAAAAAATAGCTGGCGACCAACAGCTAGGC